CAACGTGTGTTGCTGGGTTGTCGCGGAGGACGGCGAAGACTTCGCCCATGGCGGTCTCGCCGGTTTGCTCGTAGGGGATGAAGTAGCCGTTGGTCTCGTTGCCTTCGACGGTGCGTTCTTCGACGCGCATGAGTTCTGGCCAATCCGCCCACTCCCAGCAGTCGGCGATGCGTTCGTTGGCGGCGGCGACCATCATGGTTCTTGCGCCGGATGGGATGGCGTCGATGGTGCTGGCGTCGTTGCCGACACGTTGCCATGCGCGGAGGAGGATGCTTTGTAAAGTTACGGTGCGCATTAGCTGTTCAGTGCGTTCATGGCCGACTGCACGGCGGTTTCAAAAGTGACGCTGGGATTCGGCCACGATGCTTGCGGCGCCGGATTGGCGGCGAACATGGTGAGGATCTGCTGCAAGTAGGCTTCGACGGCGTCCAGCTCGGCGCAGGTTTTGCCTGCGGCGGTGAGGGACTGGCGCAGATACAAAAGTGTGGGCTGGCGGTCGCCTGCGAGGCCGACACTGCGGAGGTGCTCTTCGGCGGTGATCGGTTCGGCTTCCGGTGCGGGTGCGGGCGGAAGCGTGGCGAGGTCGATGTCGGTCAAGCGGACGGCGGATGTTCCGGCGGGCGGTTGCCACTTGGCGGTGTCGCCGTCCCAGAGGACGGTGTTGACGAGGTGCCCGTTGGGTTGGTCAAGGATGGCGTATTGCTCGGCCATTAGAAGTAAGTGGTTATGACGACGATGCCTTGCGCTCCGTCGCCGCCTTTGCCCTCGCCGCCAGCGTCGTTGTCGCAGGCGCTGCCGCCGCCGCCGCCACCGCCGTAGAGTCCGCCGTTGCCGCCGTTGTTGGCTTGTCCGCCAGTGCCGGTCGATCCGCCGCCGCCGCCGGTGCCGAGGTAGCCGCCGATCCATGTTGCTCCGGCATTGCCTGCGGCGTTGGCAACAAACGTGCCGCCTGCGGTAGACGTGACGTTGCCAGCCGCGCCGCCGTTAGCGCCGTTGTAATAAGTCGTGGCCTGCTTGCCGCCGCCGCCTCCTCCACCAGCGGCTGTTCCTATCGCCGCAGCGGGGGCTGTCGCGTTAGCACTGAAGCCTCCGGCACTGCTCGCGCCGCGACCTACGTTCGTTGCGTAATATAGACCCAAACTTGTCCCTGCGCTTTGGAGTGTGCCGCCTGCCGTGCCTGTTCCGTTACCGCCGCCGCCACCGCCAGTAGACGTAATTCCCCCAAAGCTGCTTGCGCCGCCAGCGGTGCCGGTGACGCCAGTGTTGCCGTTGGGGCGATTTCCAGCGCCACCACCGCCACCAGCCCCGACTGTGACTGTTACAGTGTCGGCCAGTGCTGCCGCGTCAATCCAACCAACACTCACTGAACCGCCAGCGCCGCCGCCGCCGCCGCCGCCGTTGTTTGCTGTCGTGTCACGGCGACCTGATCCGCCGCCGCCACCTCCGGCGACGATGAAGTAGTGGATGAGCTTGGCTCCGGCGGGTTTTGTCCAAGTGTCGCCTGCGGTGTAGATTTTAACGTCGGTGAGTTGGCCGGTTAGCGCGATGGTTCCGTTGGTGTTGGGCCAAGTGAGCACGCGGTTCTGGCCTGCGGTGATGTTGCCGAGGTTGAATTGTCCAGTGCGGGTGGTCGAAGCCTCGTCATACAGGAGGAAGACGGAGTCGGAGAAAACGTCACCGAGCGTGCCGCCGTAGGTGTAGTCAGCATCGCGGCTGACGCCGAGGGTGGCTGAACGATAGTAGATGCCCGCAGGCTTGTTGAATGGCCATATTCCCGAGCTGCTGCGCACCAGCCATGCGCTGTTGAGCGGGGCCGTTCCGTCGAGCGGGAGGTCTGCGTAGGCGGCTACTTCGCCGTCGATGTAGGACGCGCCGCCGCCGCCGCCCGATCCTTTTTGATCGAACGTGCCGCTGAAGGGGTTAAACGTCCAAGGCATTTGAGATTAGAAATTGGAGATTTAAGAGCGGGTGACGGCAGCGAGGTCCGCGTCGTTGGTGGTCGGCGGGTTTGTCGTGTAGCTGAATGTCAGCGTGGCGACTGTTTGGCCTCCGCTGCCGCCTTCTTTGTAGGTGACGGTCTGGATGTTGTTCGTGCTGCCGTAATACGAGATGCTGAGATAGTCGTGCTGCGGGATGTTTAAACCGGCGATGTTTCTGACTGAGACGTTGGGATGCATGGGATGGGGAAGTTGGCAGGAGTCAGTGGTCAGTTAGCAGCAAAGGCATTAAGCGGAAGGAGCGGCGGTCATGCCGAGTTGCTGTTCCTGCGCCATCTTTTGCAGCGCGGGCTGGGCGCCGGTGCGGCCGATGACTGCGTTTTGCTGCTGCTGGAGCTGGAATTGGAAGGCTTGTGCTCTTGCGTCGATCATTGAGCGGAAGATTTCGTCTTGGGCGTAGCGCTGTTGGACGGCGGGGTTGGACTGGATGATTTGCTGCAAGGTTTGCAGCCTTACCTGCGCGTTTTGGCCGCCTTCTTTGAGCGGGGGTTCGGTGCCTGCGGCGATTTTTGCGAAGGCGCCTTGCTCGTCCTCCTGCTCGGCCTGGGTAGCGGCGCCGATGTCTTTGATGAGGATGCCGGCGAGATTTGGGTCTACTGCCTGCATCATATATTGGACCAAGCCGACTCGATCGATAACGCCGAAGCTGTCCAATGGAACTAAGACTTTGGCGAGGTAGTCGAGCTTTGCGCCCAAGGCTTCGTTGTCGAGCAGCCGGGCGTCGAACTCGCACGTCACGTCGAAGCGGCCGCGGATGTCGGCGGGGCTGGCAGTGAGCGGGAGATTGGGGTTGCCGGTGACGCGGGCGACTTCTTCCGCGGTCATATACTGCTGACAAAGAGCGAGCGTCTGGACGAGGCAGAGCTTCATGTCGAGCAGCCACGAATCGACCAGCTCCTGGGTGTGGAGCATGTAGCGTTGCGGCGGGACGGCTTCGCTGATGCGGCCAAAGTAGTTGTCCACGTCGTTGCGGATGGACATCTCGACTTCGATGCTGCCGGCGTCGGGCTGCGGCGGGTTCATCCAGGAGATTTCGCCGGGGCGGCGCTCGGGGATCTGGACGCCCGGTCCCATGATGAGGTCCATCTTGCCGCGCGCGGCGGGCGTTTTGAGCGGGGGCAACGTGACGATGCTGGCGCGGTCGCCTCGCATGTCGCGTTGGATTTTGACTTCTTCCTGGGCGGTCTGGACGATCTCTGGCACGCCGCGGGATTCCAAGATGGGGCGCGAAGCGCGCTCGCGGGGCAGCTCGACGAAGGGATAGAGCGCGTGGGCGTAGGGTAAAATGTCGTGGACGGCGGTGCGGTCGGGAACGTGGTAGCTAAGGACGGTGCGGGTGACGCGCATCGCCTTGGTGCGGTCGTCGTGTTCCTTCCTGTAGACGTGCCAGATCTCAATCATGTCGCGCTGGTGGTCGTAGAGGAACTGGTCGCTGCGGTGGAGGTTCAGCGAGATGCGGCGGATGTCGCCTTTCTTCTCCACGACTTGCTCGACCCATTTGTCGTCCCAGCCCTCAACAGCGGCACGCTCGCGCAACTCCGGTTCGGTCATTAGCTCGCGTCGGGCAACGAACGCGGCACGCTGTAATGAGTAGGTCTGGGCGGGGAAGATGATGTCTTCCCAAGGCTCTAGGGCGGTCCACTGGGGCCGGCTTTCAAAAACGTAGGGCTGCTCCCATTCGACGAAGCCTTTCTCGCGGAATTGGCGGACTTTGGCGGTGGTGCCTAGCTCCGGGATCACTTCGCCCATGAGCTGGGCGGCGAGTTCTTCTTGCTCGGGGTCGAGGACGACCTCGAGGAGGGCTTGCAGGTTGGGATCTTGGGATTCCTGCAGCATCATCATGGCGTCTTCCATGGAGAAGCTCTTGATCTCGGTGCGGGTGGTCTTGATCCAATCGACGGCCATGACGGCGAGGCCGTAGGTCTCGCGGAAGTTGGCGGCGAGCTGCACTTCGCGCCGAAGGTCATCCAAGACGTGCTGGAAGAGGAGCCACTTGAGGACGGACTCCGCGGCGCTGCGCTTGTCGATGTCCATGGACTCGACGGGCTGGACTTGGACGCGCGCCTTGAAGAAGGCGTTGGTCAGCATGGCAACGTGATCGCGGACGATGGTGTCGGCCATGCGCACGCGGGAATCGAGGGACTTGTCCCATGGGAATGGGCGCTTGCCGAGAGCCTCTTGGTGTTTGCGACCGTCGTCGGTCTGGCCGGCCCAGATGCAAAATCTGGTGTTCCAGTTGCGGAGCTTGCGCTGGACGTAGCCGCTGCCATCGGCGTCGGCTTCATCGATGTCCGAGAGGATCTCGGAGATTTTGTCGCGGTCGGGTGCTTTGATCATTTAAGGGACAAGCACCGTGGTGCGGCGCGGGGTGTAGTGGACGGCGGTCTCGGGGTGGCGCTTTTTGAAGTCATCGCGCCAACCTTTGTCGGCCCAGCAGCCGGGTTCGGTTTTTTCCCAAGCCCAGTAGACATCGGCGTCGATGCTCATGGTGTGCTGGCCGATGCCTTCGACGGCGCATTGCTCGAGGCGCTCGTTGGCCTGCGCGATGCGCTGCTGCTCAAGGCCGGCCATGACGGCTTTGGCGTTCCAACCTGTGAGGAGTTCCTCTTTGACGAGGTGGGCCATCTCATCGCCCAGGTCGTTGGCGATGCCGGTCCAGAGTGAGTCGGCCATCCTGAAGGCTGCGGCGCCCGGAGACGCCGCAGGTGATTCAAGACTTGGTCTGACTTAGAGCGCGTTGACGTTGGCGATGTGGAGGAAGACCTCCAGCTCGCCGGTGTTGTGATCCGCAAGGCTGTCGCTAGCAGTGCAAGCGAAGGCCGCTTGGATATACTTGGGCGAGGCTGCCGTGCCTTCCGTGAACACGAACGGGGTCGCAGAGGGGTTGACCTTGTAGAACACTTCGGTTCCGCTGGGGTTCAACTCCTGAGACGCGATAAACGCATCGTCGTCAGCGGTCGTTTCGTTGTGACCAATCTTCACCGTGGTGGTGATGGTCGCAGCGTCCGAGCTGTCGAACACAGCGGTCAGGTTTGTCGCTGCGGCTTTGACAACCGTTCCGGCAACGACAGGGATCAAATTGATCGTCTGGGCGTCATCGGTGTCGGTGAGGTCGTTGTGGTCAAGGATGACCTTGTGCGTGTAGCCGAAGGCGGCTTTGCTTTCGTAGGGCAGTTCGTAGACTTTCATTTTAAGTTTTTTCCTTGGTTAATGATTAGGCTGCGAGCGCCACACCGGCGGTGAACTTGCCTTGGGACTGCGGGGCCAAGCAGGTGACCGAGGCGATAGCATCGATCAGCGCCCTGGGGCCGCCACCCAAATCAGGCAATTCGCGCATGGCCGGACGCTTGGCGAAGCGGACTTCGCACTGGTCCATGTTGAGCACGAGGCCGGACGAGTTTTTCGCCGTGTCGCTGGAGTTGTTCTGACGAAGATACAACGAGGGCAACAGTCGGAGCGTGCCGAAGTCGCCTTCGAACACATTCACAGCGCTGACGATCTTCTTGGCATCAGCCGAGGTGTTGAACGTGCGGATCGACAGGCCAGCGCCAGCCGAGCCGGTGCTGAAACGAGTGTACTCGGTGAAGGTGCGCTTGAGCGAAGGTCCGCAGAGGAGCACCATGTCGTCGATCTGGCCGGTCTGCGAGTAGATGCTCTGGAGGAGCGTCTGCACGGCGGACTCGGTCGGCGCGGCGTCGGTGTTGATGCTGGCGGTCGGAGTGCGGTAGGCG